TTAATTTAATGTAGTATATACTTTAATTGTGCGGTTTGTAAATTTTAAAAATATTAAGATAAAAAATTTCTTATCAGTAGGTAAAACCCCTGTAGAAATTAATTTTCAATCTGGTATTAATGTAATTACAGGTATTAACTACGATAAAGAAGATTCTAAGAACGGAGTCGGAAAAAGTACTATAGTAGAAGCGTTACACTTTGCCTTGTTCGGTACAACAATAAGAGATCTCCCAAAAGATCTTATTGTTAATTCTATTACAAAACAGAAATGTGAAGTCGAATTAATATTTACAATTACGACAAGTAGTTCTTTACATACGTATTGTATAAAGAGAACACTACAACCTACAAAATGTGTTATCTTTAAAGATGATGTAGATGTTACAAGATCTACACTTATTAAAACAAATGAATTTATTCAGACATTAATAAATTCCACTAGTAAGATATTTCAAAATTCAGTAATTATGACCGTAAACAACACTACCCCGTTTATGGCTCAAAGTAAGATAGATAAACGTAAGTTTATAGAAAGTGTACTTAATTTACAAGTTTTTTCAGATATGCTTTCACGGGTTAGAGATGAGCATACTAATTTAAAAAGAGATCACGAAATTAAATTCTTAAAAAAAGAAACAACAGAAAAACATTACTGTGTTAATAAACAACAACTCGATCTATTTGAGTCAAATAAATTAACTCGAATTAATGAAATACAAAATAGAATTAATACTGATACAGAAACAGTTACTAAACTAACAAGTCAAATAATAACAATACCTGATAATGTTGAAGATACATTTTACGAAAAACAAAAAGAATACGAGCATAAAACTACTGAAATAGATAATGTTTACAATAAATTAGTAAACACAAAAGCAGAGTATCAAGCAGAAATAAAACTTTTTGAAAAACAAAAAGCAGACACAGCATTACATAAAATTACGTGTAATGAGTGTAAAAGACCATTTACAGAAACTGATTTAAAACATAAACAGGAAATAGTACAAGATTTAGAAGAAAAAATAACCACCCTTTCTCAAAAAATAAACGAAACACAATCTCAACTTAACAAAATACAAGAAGCAAAAATTGCTTTAAACGAGCATATTAAAAAATTACAAAATAAAAAACAAGAAGTCAATAATATTGTTAATCAAAATACAAACTTTAAAAATAAAATACAATATATTAGCGAAAATATTATTACATTAAAAAATCAAATAAAAAATATACAACAAGAAGCTAATACTGATCTCGAAAAAATCGTTAAAACGACAGAGGATGAAATCTTACAACTTCAAACAGATTTAGATTGTTTAAGTCTAGAGCTTGATGTATTAGAATGCGTTAAGTTTATTGTTTCAGAAGAAGGGGTTAAATCGTACATTGTTAAAAAGATTTTAAAACTATTAAACAATCGTCTTTCATATTACCTTTCTCTACTTGAAACAAATTGTACGTGCACATTTAATGAATTTTTTGATGAATGTATTATCGATGAACAAGGAGAAGTAAAATCTTATTTTAATTTTTCAGGAGGAGAAAGAAAACGAATAGATTTAGCGTGCTTATTTGCGTTTTTAGATATACGACGCTTACAAGGAGATATAAACTTTTCAACTATATTTTATGATGAATTACTTGATTCGTCTTTAGATGATAAAGGGGTGAGTTTAGTAGTCAAAATACTAAAAGAACGTAAAGACAAGTATAATGAATCGTGTTACGTTATAACTCATAGAGGCTCTGCAGTTTTAAGTGATGTAGATAATATTATTAATCTTGAAAAACGTAACGGGGTTACATATTTATTAACGTAACATTTTTTTATGCAACATCAGTATCAAATTCACCCTACCGGTTTTAACTCTGTTTTAGGCCGGCCGCTAGGTATACCCCCAAACGTACCTTCTTCTTTTTGTGCATTACCCACCCGTAATGTACCTGGCGGCCCACCACCACCAGAATTACCAGGTCAAGGTTTACCAAGAGCGCTAAATTATTTAGCGGATTACGGTGGATGTAGTTTTTATCGTTGTATGGCCCCTAACACTTACTTAAACCTTTATCAAAAAGGTGTTATTTTAGAACTTACAACAATGGTTTTGGATCCTAATTTTTATAGAGGTTTACAAGCTGTAAAAGTACAAAGACAGGCAACCCCTATACAAAAGGAGTTTATAAAATTACTTAAAAATATAGGAACTAAAGAAAAGTTTCGTTTGATTTATGAAATAGATGATATTGTTTTTAGAGAGGACATACCTGACTTTAATCGTAATAAAGAGGCTTTTGTACCAGATGAAATACGTAATAGTATTTTAGAAATATTTTCTATGATGGATGAAATTACAGTGACATGTGATTTCATGAAGGATTATTTTATAGAAAAAACTGGTAATAAAAATGTTACTGTAATACCTAATTACTTAACAAGATGGTGGTTTGATCGTTATTATAATTTAGGTAATCTAGTAAAACAGTTTGAAAAAAATAAAAAGAAGCCAGTAATTACTATTTTTGCATCTGGTACACATGTCGATGTAGCTAATCGTACTAATCAAAACGATGACTTTACCGAAGTAGTGCAGCATATTATAAAAACCCGCAAAGATTTTAAATGGCAATTTTATGGTTGTTTTCCTTTACCGCTTAAACCTTTTATTGATTCAGGAGAAATCAAATTTCACCCTTGGGTACCACTACCCGAATTTCCTACCGCTATGGCAAATTCAGGGACACAGCTAACATTTGCTGCTTTACAAGATAATAATTTTAATCGAGCTAAAAGTAACATTAAACTAATAGAATCTGGAGCAATAGGTTTTCCGTGTGTATGTCCTGATATGGTAACATATAAAGATGCGTTGTTGAAATACAAAACAGGAGCTGAATTTATAGATTGTATTAAATATGCCACAAAAGATCAGACTCGTTATGCTGATCTTTGTAAAAAGTCTAGAGCATATAGTGATAATTTTTGGTTAGAGGATGAAAAAAATCTTATGAAACATCATGAGGTATACTTTACACCTTATGGTTCATCTGAACGAAAATATTTGTTAGAGACAAACCCCAATCAAAAAGCTTGAGCTTAAATTTAAAACCTGTATAATAGGGTAAATGTATAGAAACGTCTCATACAACCCACGAGAGGGTACTGTATTTTTACGCACTTGGACAGAAGACGGTAATCGAATAGATACCGAAGTACCTTATCGTCCTTTTCTTTTTCTTGAAAAAGAAAAAAGTAAAGATGGTTTGTCTATTTTTAAAACAAGCCTTCAAAAACATGTTTTTAAAAATTCGTATGAACGTAATAAATTTATAACTGAATGTAGAACAAAGCGTATATTTGGTAGTTTACCTGTCGAACAACAGTTTTTAGTAGAAACATTTAAGAATGAATGTCATAAAGAGGAGTTTTCTCAGTACCCTTTAAAAACTTACTTACTAGACATCGAAACTTATTCACCGAACGACTTTCCAGAACCTAAACACGCTAAAGACCCTGTTGTTTTAATAACGTTGTATGACACTCTTACAAAAGAAATACATACATGGGGCACAAAACACAACTATACTTCAGAGCAAGAAAATGTAAAATATTACAAATGTAAAACTGAAGAAGAACTTTTTGAAAGTTTTGTTAATTTTTGGAAACAGGATCCACCAGATATTGTATCGGGTTGGAACTCTACCCCATTTGATATTCCGTATATTATTAATAGAGGGGATAACCTTCTAGGAAGAGATTTTATCAGCCAATTATCACCTACACGACAGCTTTATTACAGGGAGTATAGAGATAGTTTCGGTAAGATGACTGGTAAGTGGATTATAGCTGGTGTTAGTTCTTTAGACTATATGGAGCTTTATAAGGTTTTCTCAAAAGGAGATAGAGAATCTTACTCTTTAAATTACATTGCTGAGTATGAACTAGGAGAAGGTAAATTAGCAATTAACGCGACATCGTTGTCGGCCTTAGCAGAAAAAGATTGGAAAAATTTTGTAGATTATAATATTCAGGATGTAGATTTGTTGCGTAGGTTAGAAGAAAAATTAAACTTTTTAAAAATTGTTAGACTTTTAGCATATAAAGGTTGTACTAACTTTGAAGCAGCTTTAGGTAAAGTATCTATCGTTACCGGAGCAATGACTTTACAGGCTTTAAAACAAGGATTCATTATACCTACATTTAAAAATGAAGAAATACGAGAATCTTTAGAAGGAGGGTTTGTTAGAGATCCTGAAAGAGGTCTTAAAGAAGGAGTTGTAAGTTTTGACGTTAACTCTCTTTACCCTAACACCATAATAACACTAAATATTTCACCGGAAACTAAATTAGGAAAAATAATTTCAGGAGATATAAACACAAGCGAAGAACTACAGATTAAACTCGTTAATCAAAAAACGTTTAGTATACCTTCCAAGAAACTAAAAGATTTTCTTAACAAAGAAAATGTATCTCTTTCAAAAGCTGGGGTACTTTATTCACAAAAGTTTAAAGGAGTTTGTCCTAACTTGATTAATAGTATTTACGAGGAGAGAGTGGCAGCTCGTAAAAAAATGTTAGAACTAAAAAAGAGTAAAGATAAAGACAAAGAAACACTTTCTTCGATACAATATAACGATACCCTACAATATACTCTCAAGATTCTTCTTAACTCTATATACGGAACGTTTGCTAATAAACATTCCGCGTTTATGGATATCGATAATGCTTCTTCTATTACACTAACCGGCCAGGCGGTAGCTAAAGCAGGATCAGAAATTCTTCAAACATATATTAAAGAAAAATTTGATGTTGATGAAAACGTAACAGTATATAACGATACAGACTCGTGCTACATAACAATAGAACCTATTCTTAAAAAACACAAAATCGAACTTACTAAAGATGGTAAGGTTACAGATATAGCGTATACTATTGTTAACAAGCTGGAAGAAACAGTTAATAAACGTATTCTTGAATGGGCAAAAAGCGAGCTAAATTCTGCTGACCCGAGATTTGAATTCAAAAGGGAGGCAATTGCAGATGTCGGTACGTTTTTACAAAAAAAGCGATATATTTTGCATATATTAGATGATGAAGGCGTAGCATGTAATAAATTTAAATACGTAGGGGTTGAATTAGCTCGTTCAACAACCCCTAAAGAAGTAAAAGCGCTTATTAAAAAGGTTATTGATACTGCTTTAATAACAAGAGATGTTAAAGCAACCAATACTGTGTACAGAGAAGCGTACGATAAATTTAAATCGTTAAGTATAGAAGAAGCTGCTTTTCGTCGAGCTGTTAAAGAGTATGAAAAGTATTCTTCAGGAGCTACATTAGCAGGGTTTAATAAAGCAACACCCTGTCATGTCAAAGCTGCTATAGCGTATAACCTTTTACTACAAAAATACAAGATCGATAAAAAATACGAATCCATTAAATCAGGGCAAAAAATCAAATATTTTTACGCTTTAAAAAACCCATACGGTTTAGACGCCATAGGCTTTACAACAGTGTATCCAAAAGAATTTAAAGATGTACAAATTGATTACGATAAAATGTTTGTTAAAATTGTAGCACCTCCTATTGAGCAAGTATATGAAGCTATTGGATGGAGATTACCTATTATTGGTAAAGAAGTACAAACAGATTTATTTGATTTATTTGGAAATTAGTTTATTATATGAAAATGCTTATATCACACGAAACACCTGTATCGTTACTCCCTTATTCGTGGGGGTATAATGATTATGATTATTGTTTAGT